CTCGACACTAGGTTCTTACGTGGGTCCATCTTCAATTCAACACCCAACTCTGCACCGAGGTAACCAGCTACCTCCGCGGGCTCAACTCCTTGTGAGAAGCAGACAACGCTGTCGTCGCCGTTAGCGACGATGAAGTCCACTCGTCCGCGACAACGATATGCACCGTAATGCATTAAGAAAAGGTTACCATAGGTGTCCATCAGGTTTGTAAAAACCGAACCTGAGGGGACCCCCCCATACCTATCATGCCCCTTGAGGTGCAATCCCGGTATGAGGAGCCCTGACCTAAGAAAGGCCTCCTTTACGAAGCGAAACAAAGGCCTCGCACTATCCTCGAACATTCCTTCCCAGACCTTAAACACCCTTTCTATGATGCAAGCCGGTAAGGTCGCATCAAAATTAGAAAAGTCTGCGGATAGAAAAGGGCCTCGAAAGTTGTCAAACATGCTCGTGATGACCCGGTTCACCCGGTCCTGGGATACCCACCCACAGAACTCCCCGTAGGGTCGCAACGCCTCAAACAGGGGTATCTGGACGGTTTTCTCCCAGTTCCCAATCACCTTCGAATACATGGACAACGCCCGTGCAACTGCGGGCAGGTCCCTTCCTGCAGCCGCTGTCCGATACGTTCCAATAGAGGGGAACAAGAGAGCATCACCTAACGGGAAGCCCTCATCCCCAATGCGCCGCGACTCCTGGTAATAGTCAAACGCATTCGCGGAAACATCGGACGTGCACCTTGGATAGCCGAAGTTGGTGTGGGGTTTAAACGAAACCACGGCATCCTCAAGACTCGCTAGTCTCAGCCGTGGCTTAGAGGGTGGCCACAACGCAGCGACCCTTTCAGTCGCATAAGCCATAGCTGCGTCGTCAGGTCGTACACCCCTATTCGCATAAGGGAGTAGAAACCGATCCCACAGCGACAGCTTACCGTCCGGTCGGCTTGCCCGCATCGGAAGACGCGAGGACACCGAACCGAGACACGAGAGGTGGTCCTTCTCCCACCCCCGT